TGTTCCATTTGGTCTATGGGCAGTAACATAAATGTTGAAATCTTCTGATACAAAACCTTCTGATAGTTGTACCTTTTTAGATATGTATTTAGCAGATTTTTCAGAAGTATTACCGACTTTATATTGATAAACAAATGACATGCCAGTTTCCAAATCAACGAAAGGAGTAGAAGTTAATAGTCCGTTATTGGACATGTTCATCACAATTTTTGCACTTATATTTGTTGCATCTGGATTTGATTTACTTCTAAGTAAAGCACCTCTTTCATTGAATCTTTCACTTTCTCCAAATTGTAATTCTTTTGCATATGGAATGTCAGTTGGATATGCTGGATCAATAAACAAACCACTCATGTTGACTGTTGAATATGTGTCTGTAATTTTGTTCAACATTGTCTGCATATAACTAATTCTAAAATCATTCAAACCAGTAATTGTTGCTCTTGCACCAGAATATATACCGTAAACAACATCACCGACTTCAAATGCAAAGTTTTCTCTTGCTGATGAATTTTCAAGAATTATATTGTCTGGTTCTCTATAATTGAAGTATGCTACCGAACCAACAACGGCAGGTTTTGCAGATACAGTTGCTGAAAAACTAGGTGTATTCGCAAAAGTCAACTGTGTAGTTGTGGCAGATGCAATTTTCAATAGATTTTCTGTACCAGAACCATTCATAACATAAATGTATTCGCCAGCATTGAATGAACCCAAATTAGTTCCTGTTCCTATATTTGACCCTGCAACCAAAGTGACGGTATATGTGTCAGTTCCTTTTATGGCATATACATTTTCATTCAATCTAAACTTACCAATAGCATTTGTGACGCCTAAAAATTCAGTTGGTTCTGTTTCAAATACTGCGGAACCAGTTGAAGCATTGAAATTGTATCTATATAGATTAAATTTGATGTCTTCATCTTGGTATGACTGCCATGCTCTATTGTTGGTTGATGTGAATAGAACCCCATCACCCCAATCTTGTACAACAGAACTTCCAGTTATTAGATCAGTGCCGCCAATTTTTGATGTGTATATCAAATAGTCTGGATCGTTACCATCTGGCATAACGACAACACAATATTCTTTTTCCACATTTAGTCTTACTGGTGCATCAAATACGATATTTGTTGCAGAAGAACCGTTTTCTGATACTATAACATCTGTTGGTGCCAAGTGAATTTTTGAAAATGGTAGAATTTCTTTAGCAGGATAACCATTGCTAACTTCACGCAACATAACAGTAACTCCATTGGTAGAACTTTTGCGCTTGAAGTATAGATCAATTGAACTTGCATATATACATTCTCCACCACCAGACATGTTATTTTTGATAAAGAAAGTTTGTGCTAGTGGATCGAAGTTTTGACCACTATCATCTCGTTCCCTTAGAATTATTGGGGCAACTTCTCTTGTTGTGACTGTTCTTGTGGTGACAACTTCATCTATATCTATTTCTGGTATTCTTGTAGCAACAGTCAATCCTGTTTTTTGAATATCAAAATTATATGCGCGATATGTTAATGTGCCTCTTGAAATTGAAGCAGAATTTATGTTATCAAAACTATCAACATCTGCAACATACATAATTCTATCACCAACAAAGAATGTATTTTCTGGCAATAAGAATACTGCACGAACAGTTCCATTTACATCACTTGAAACAATATCACCATATTCACCACTTCTTGAAACTCTATTCAATTCACCTGTGCTAGATGCAGGTGCGACAAACTCATTAATATCAATTTCATCGAAGAAGAAATAATGTCTTGTATTTGGACGCAAACTATGCATGACAATTTCGATTTCTCTGGAACGCATATATGGTTGGAATTGAACGTTTGTTACAAAATCACCCAAAGATTGTTCGTTTGAAGTTTCAAGAACTTGTAGTGTTCTTGTCACATCTTGGAAAACGTCTGTTGTCACATTTGTTGATGATGATCTATTTTTTGAAAATAGTCCAGTTCCAAATAGACCACCAGTTCTCCAACTATCAGTTGTTGTGCTTGTGCTAGAACTAATCAAAGATGAACTAGTGCTTGTCAACGGGATAAATTCGTTTATTCCATCTACCAAATCCGAAAATGGTGTGAACAAATCCAAGTCCAATTGAACAGGGTCTGTATTAACATCATATGCACCATCATATTCTGGTGTCAGGAAACCAGTTCCTTTAAAGAAGAAGAAGTTGCTGATACAGTTTCTTGAATTTGTCGCATACGGTTGTGATATAATTCTTGCAGCAGGATCGTTTTCGGAAAGATTTGGTGCAAGTGTTACAACTTTATTGTTGAAAACTTGAACAGAATCTGACTCTGCGGCGTTGAAAATCAAATTAAATGGTATTGTCTTAACGGCAGGTGCCAAACTTTTTTCTGTGAAATCTACGGATGCGTTAAATTCAGGGTCTTTGACATTTGCTATGGACAAGTCATTGAATGGATCAACTACGATACCATTTTTAAATCTATTCAATCCATTTTCATCTTGTATCAACAAATTTTGTGCGGAAGATTCTAGAGAAGAAACAGACGCATAATATGTCAATCTTGAAATGGTTTTCGCAAGATCATTTATCTCTTTCATAGTATAATTTTCAATGCCTTTTGGTTTGATCTTTACACCATAACTCATTTTGTTTCGTATTGACGCTTCTTCTTGCGTTAATATCGGATAACCTGGGATATAAATTTCTGCGATTACTGTTTTGTCTCTATCAACAGTTGGGGCAGAAGAAAGACCAGAAGTTCCTTTGACTAGATTAAAGTTTCCATACGAATCTACCACAAGTGCATCTGTTCTGTTTAGAAAATATTCAAAATCTGCGCTACCAGAAGCAAAACATTCTGGAACTGCATAATTGATGCTTGTGTTGAATATTTGTTCTGAATATTCAGGCAAATCAATTGGTGTTGATGGAGGTATTGAAGTTGCGCCAGCAAGGTTTGTAGAATATGATGCTATAGCAGTTCTATATGGACGGAAGTCAATACAGTTGCGCATATCCATTATTTTGCCAGTAGCAGATTCGAAATATGGTATTTTGTCTAGTGATATATTTGGATAACTATTAACTGTGAAGAAGTTATAGTTTTCTGAAAAGTCTACTTTAAACACTTTTAACTTAACTGTCAACAATTCACCTTCTGTAGGTTCTTTTCTCCCATTGATGAATGACACATATGAGTGATCGTAAAAATTGTCTTTTTGGTTATTGTTTAGACGGAAACTATCAGTGTAATCAACAGAATCCGAACCAGTTATAGACAATATATCATACACGTCTGGCAAACCAAGTGTAAATTTATTCGCAGATTGTGTGTAATATACCTTTACAAATACATCAAAAGTCTGTTTAACTTTCGCAGAATCAGGTGTTATTTGAGCATTATAATATACTGTTGCAGTTGTGTCCGCATCATTAACTTCCAAGAATAAATTTCCTTGTTCTGTTATTGCAGAAGTTTGTATTTCCAATTGCTCAAAGTTTTGATTTATGACAAGAACATTATTTAAAGTATAACTATTAAATGTTTCAGAAGGTTCCGGCAATACAGTCAATTCACTAGAAGAATTGACTGCAACATTGCTTTGTTGTCTTCTTATATTAAAGGTGAAATCATTCACAGATTTGATAGAAAACATCCCTGTATCGAAAATCAATTTCGAGTCTGCACTATTGCGCACTCTTGGTTCTATTTCTATAAGACCAGTATTTCCTGTCCCGTCCTTAACATACACAACATCAGAGAAATTATTATTACCGTCCATTCTAATAGCAAATAGATATATTCTATCGCCATTATAATTTTTGATAACTGCATTACCGATTTCTGTTTCTGATTGGTCAAGCAATCTCACTATAGAAAAGTTTTCTATGTTAACAACACCAGTTGCTGCCAATACATTACAATACCCGCCATATTCAAATGTTATCGGTTGGTTGTTTTGTATTTTTGTTTGATCACTTGTAATTTCATCAATTAAGAATGATCTTTCTGCTTTGTTTTCTACTCTATATCCTTTTGAATATATTACACCAGAACCGACAGTCAAATTCACACCGTTACTTCTTCTTTTCACGCCGAATTTGAATGGGTTTGTTATATAATCACCATTTGTTTCATATGTTCTTTTTGCCATTTCTGTTGCAATAGAATTGAACTGTGAAACGTCACGAATTTGAATGGCATTACCATTTTCATATCTTCTTAGAGCGAAGAAGGTAGCATCTGCATCTGCAATAGATGTGTCCAAAGCAATAAGTCTTGGTGATAGTTTAAGTCTGTCTGCTCCAGGTGCGTTTTCATTTGGCGAACCGTTAGCATTATCGAACAAGGAAGTGTCTTGCTGTGAAGTGATGATTTCTTCATCAATAACAAACCCAACTGCACGTTGATTTGGTTCTCTTATTTCACTTGTTAAGTCAACATATTTTGAAACAACTATAGTCTGTTCGTCTGAATATAGAAAATGTCCTTTTTGGAAAGTTATACCTTCTGATACAGAAAGACCGTATGACGAACCAACTGGATTTGAGAATGTAGCAACAGTTGTTGAACCGACTACACCATTGTCTGCTATTGTTTCAACGCTATTACCATTAACAAGTTCTGTTATAATAACTTTTTCTCTTATAGAAAGAGACTCACCGGAAACAAATGATTTGACGCCACTATTTGACGTAGAAGTGTAATTAATGAAGAATGTGTTAAGGTCTGGCGCTCTTGATTGATATCCATCACTCGCAGTAACGACATATGCCTTTAGACCATCGTTATTTTCAAGTTCATAATAATATTGGTAAATAGTATCAGTGTTCGTGTCTTCTTCTGTTCTTTGGAGATATAAAGAAGGACTTATGCCATCCGCAACTTTCACATATCTCAAATTAGATAGTTCTGTGAAGTTACAACCTTTGATTATTGACCCTTCTTTATATATATTATCGCCAAATTGTTCAATTTGGTTTTGCAGTGTTGTCTGCAATTGGGTAAGTTCTCTTGCTTGAACAGCATATCTTGGTTTGAACAAAACTCTATAATATTTTTTTGAAATATCATAGTCGTCAAAATATGGGTCGATATTCAATGATGTGTTAATAGGCATGTGATTTTATATCCTTAAAAGTCAACTAGAATTTTAATTTGTTCTATGGTAGTCTGTTTTCTCTCTATTGGTGAAAAGTCTGACATGTATAGAACGTCTCCGCTTTTTTGTGTGTAAATGGAATAATTTATACTATTTATACCGAAATCACCAGCGTTATTTGTCTTTAAAACTAGATTTTCATCAAAAGTTACATTATATGGTCCATTATAATTAATTATGTAAATTCTATCACTCAATACTTCATGTATAATACCTTCCACACCATTTGTTTGATAAACAGCATCACCAGCATTTAATCCAGTAGTGTTTGACATTAGCAATTCTATTCTATTATCAAAAGTATTTGGTAGACCAGTTACAATTGGGTTCTTAACCAAAGCAACCTTCGAATATGTGAATGTATCTGGAATTGTGCTTGTCCCACCACTTGCGATATATGCAGAAAAACACACATTAGAAACTCTCAATTCTTCTATTATATTTGCACCATGACCATTTGTTGGTGATATTATTGGTCTGAGTTCGCATCTAACATTTCCAGTTTCTGTTGTGAAACTGATTGGATCAATCACCGTTGCAATCGCATTTTTATAACCACTACCGCGTTCAAGAATTTTCACTGAGATTATTTTTGTTTCTGTCACGTCAAAAACTGCTATCCCTTCTGCACCAGAACCATCACCTTGTATGTTGATATATGGTAGAATTTGACAATCGTCATCTATTTCTATAGGAAAGTCATTGGGGTCATAACCTTCCACAACAACGAAAAATTGATCTGATGTATCTTTACCAGAGTCCAAAATTTTGTATTGTCTAGCACCTATTTGTGGAGAACCATCTCCTTTTTCCACATATAAACTTCTTCCAGTGTAGAAACTAGGAACGCCCTGTATTTGAGTGTTCACTGTCATTGTTATTACCCCACTTGTTGGCGTATATAGCACATTGCCTGATATTTTTTCATATCCTACGTTATTGTCTATGTTTTCTACTAAAATAACTTCTATACCGTCAACCGCATTTTGTTCTATAAACTGATCCCTAACTACAGGTAAATACCCTCTAGTGCCGAATTTCTTTGCTATCGAATTTGGTATGGTAGAAACGTGTTTCCAAATATAACCATCTGAAAGTTCGTAGTTTCCATTATCAAGGTAAATAGAATTATTGAAAGATGGTTTTTCTGTTGATATAGAACTATTGTTGTTATACAAACATTTAAACACGTAATAATTACCGCCTTCTAATGTATCTGGTTCTACAATCACATAGAAATTATATGTCCTTATATCTACTGTATTGTCATCGTATTGAGTATATACAGTTCCGTTTGTCCACACGTTATTTCGTATCATGTAAGAAAATTCATCATCTAAAATTTTCTTGCCAAAAATAGTTTTTTCTAAAATGATATTTTTTGAATAGTTGTTGTTTGTAGATTGGTATTCATTATTGTAATCAGAACCGAATAAGTAATAATCATTGTTGGCAAAATCATTGTAAAATGCTTTTGCCAAGTTTTCTGTAAATTTGTTAGTTTTTATTGACATTTAATGACCTATTCTTAAATCGTTGATACAATATATTGAGAACCATCTTCTGACGTAATAACAGAAGTTTCAGATTCATTCGACAGGATATATTCAGTTATTGTTATTTCAGACAGCGTTGAATAAATTTCTATACTGTTATTTATACGGGATAAATTTGAGAATGTTGAAAACATTTTTGTTCCTACTGGATGTGCAATGTCTTTTAGACTTTCCAAATAAATTTCTTCATTCAAACTTGAAGAAATTTCGTATGAATAATCTTGGTAGTAAAAACTATCCTGCAACACCTTACCATCTTCCGTATTTAAGTGTGATGTATAAGTCTGCCAACTTCCTTCTGTTTTACCTTCTGATCTTGCTTTTATAATTCCTTGTGCAGAAATTTCAATCAATGACGTATCGTAATTCGATTGATACGCATCTATGTTATTCTGATCATCCCCATTTTTTATGGCATTATCAAGTAGTTCTTTATATCTAGCAGATTTTGTTGTGTTGTTCATATCTGCGATATCATTATGTTCATATCCGATACCACTATCTATGACATCAACAGAAAGTATTTTGCCAGGTAAAAATACAGAAGAACCTGTTATTTCTGCATTAAGACCCAAAGGAAGAGATGCATTTGTTCTGGATAAAGAAACTATTTCAATTTCTGTTGTAGTGCCTTGTTTGTAGAATGTATTTTCTTTAATGAAAGGTTCAAATGATAATTGCTTTGCTTGAATTGTATTACCTTGCCTTGCAACAACTTTACCTTTAACCATTCTTTGAATAGTTTGCCCAGCAAAAGTCAAAACTTCTTTATTTTGTAAAATTATATCACCTACCAAAAGATTTATATTTGACACGTTTGTGCTGTATGAAATAATTTGATCTTTATAGTTGAATTTGCTCAAAAAATTCTCTCTTGCTAAAACAAAAACATTGTTTTCATAATTCTGCCCAGGATCAATACCAGACAAAGTATCTATATATCCAACACTAAGATTTTGAGGAACAAATGCAGAATTTAAAGGTGTTGTAATGTTAGCAGAACCACCTGTCATTGCTGCTTGCGCGGGTGGCACAGTAGAGAAATTAACAGAATTTAGTGGTACATCTGCGAAATCTTCAATAAGATCGACTATTATTTCTATTTCTTCCGTGTCTCGTATTGATCCAACAGATGCAGATGCAGTAGAATTTACGCTTAGAACAAACAAAGAATCTTTTGTTATATTTTCTTCTCTTTGTATTGTGTAAAATTCCCCTTCAACAAATGCTTCTTGGTCATCGTCAAGTAGAAGACCTACTGATTGTTTATCCTGCCCAACAACAGTGGCGAAATGAGTGTTTGCCCCCACATCTTGTGCCACCCTTTCATATACAATAAAATCAAGATTTGTGTTATCCAAGAAAATAGATTGGTTTGATAGTAATATAGTAGTGCCATCAACAGTATACCCATACTCACCATTTTGCAATGTAAATTGTATTTCACCTGAAAGATTTTCAGCGACACTAGATACTCTTGCGGTAGCACCTCTACCTGTTTCAGATGTGATAGTAACTATATCACCAACTTGATTGTCTTGTGTTGCTTCAAATGTCCCTACCGAACCCAATCGTTCTAAAGAACCGTAAACTCTACCATATTCTTTTCTTATTGGTTCTATGGTGAATATAACATCACCTCCTGCAAATGTGCCTTTTGCATTACTTATGAAAATAACAGGCAACAGTGATTTGTTTACTTTAACAAAATAAACTTTATCCACAAAAGCATATGTATTTGACACAGAACCATATATTTTCTTGTTAACTATGTCTGAAAATATAGTAACATCATCTACAGGGTATAGTTGCAAATATTTACCAACCTTCCACGAAGAAGTCGAAGGTTTTAGCATTTCATATGATGGGTAATATATTTCAACTTCTTCGTCATAAAACATTTTGAAGAAAAGTTCTATACCCTCTTTGGAACCTTTTCTACGATAAAGTTCCATGACATTTTTTACTATAAAACGAATATTGGTTTGATCAAAAGGCAATCCTTTTAAATATTTGTTTCTGTAAAAAATAAGCATGTTCAACAGTGTGGTATCAATATCCCTATATTCAAACATATTTCTAACATTATAAATGCTTTGGTTTGTTTGTGTCTCTAAGAATTCATAATACGCTTCCACTATGGTAATCAATTCCCTTGCTTCTTCTCTATAGATAGCAGGGAATTGATTTTCTATGAATATAGATGGTTTTTTTGCTATTTCTGTCATCTTTTACCTATGATAGTTACTGCAACATCATCTTCACGAATTCTCAAAACACGGTTATTGGGTGAAGTGATATTTCGATCAATAGTGTTTGTATAAATTTTTATTGCAGTACCAGAATAACTTTCCACGATAAAATCTGACAATTTTACAACTCCACTACTATAGTCTACAATTCCAATTGAAGGGTTTATTATCTGTGTATTTGCTATATCAGAACTTATGAGTTGGATATTTCCAATACCATCATCTTGCATAAAACATGATGTGCCATTATAAACAAAATAACTGCTTGATATCGCAGGTTTGTAATCAGAAAAACCTTTATTTTCTACGAATGGGTATGGTTTTATCAAAGCAGAACCAAAATCAAATTTAGGGTTTTCTACTATTGACAATGCAGGGTTGTATTCTATAAATGGTTCTGCATAAACCGTATTACTCAAAATAAAATCTTCTGTGTTGTCCACAAGATTTGTCAATCTTGATATTCTGAAAGTTGATGCGAACTTTTCTAAATTGTCTATGTTGTATTGTGAAACAACATCAAGAACATCTCTCTTTATTTCACTATCAGATTTAGTTCTAGAATTTTCATCTATGTAAATGGTCAATAGCATGTTGATATACATATAATCAGCATCAACAAATACTGGTTGTATCGCCAAAGGAGTTTTGTCAGAAAGATAATTTATAATATCACTCTTGTTATTTTCTGAAATACCACCATCAACGTTTACCGAAATTGCTACTTTACCATATTGTGGGGGATCAAGATCACCAGCATCATAAACAGAAACATCCAGAATATTATTAAATCTTTGTTTCAACAAAGTTTCGTAATCTCGTCTTGTGACTGCACGTTCTTGTATCTGAACTGATCTTGGTGCATAAAATTTTGTATCTGAAAGTGTTTCTTTTTCGCCACCACCGTAAGAAGATTGAGTTACAGAAACATAAACATCTGATCTGAAATCAGTAGAGAACGAACCAATACCGTTAGCAGAAGAACCCGAAGTTATTCTATAAAACACACGAACTTCTTCATTGAAAGAAGGTGTTTTACCATAAACATCCCTGCCAAAATAAACCTCATATGTCCCATTATAACCTGCTTGAAGATAAAAAACTGCTTCATCACGTTCGACACCAAATATTCCAGTCCTGTATACATATTCTTCTTGTATAGTAGGTTCTGATGGGTTTACTAAAACTCTTATACTTGAAGTGTCGATATTTTCATTTGTCAATGATATTCTTTGGTCAATTGACTGTAGAAAAAATGCTTCATCCGCCAATTCGCCTTCATATATTTCCACACAATCACAAAAATAATTCCCATTAGAAAGTCTATTTGCTATATAAGATTTTGTTGTGTAAAAATTAAATACCTCACCTCTATTGACTCTTGATCTAAATTTAGTATTTCTTGGTATCAATATTGTATTTGCAGTTTCTGTAGGTGCATTAATTGTAACGGACACTACTGCCATGGATGATTTTGCTGATCTTGGTAAATAGTTCAATTCTTTTGCATGAGATAAAACTGAATTTTCTAAAGTAGCACTATCCAAAAACATTTCGGACAATGCCATATTTGTATAAAAATTGTTCTGATACGTATTATAAGAAAGAACATCCAACAATACAGACATGTTGGAACCATCAAAGTCATAGTCTCTGAAACGATCTTGACCTTTTAAATAATCTTTAAGTTGCTTTTTGACAGCGAAAAAGTCTAATTCTGTTATAGGTTTTCTTGCCATTTATCTTATTCTTTCCAAAAATACTGTTAGGTTTACAGGGGTTTCCAAATTTCTGACATAAAAAACTATATTCACAACAACTTTATTATCATCATATGTAGAAGATACTTCAACATCAATTAAATTTGCCCTAGGTTCATGGTTATTTATAGTATCTTTTATTGCCTCTTGTAGAACTTTTAAAGTCGCTGGCGTATTGTTTTCAAATAATGTTTTTCTTATGTCACCACCCAATCGTGGTTGAAATAGTCTTTCTCCACGATCTGTTAATATCAAAGTCTTGATAGATTCTTTAACTGCTTCTTCGTCTCTTTTAACGGCAAGGTCTTTTGTAATTGGATTTATATCCAAATCTTTTCTTATATCTGAATAAAGACTTATCTTTTTTCTAAGTGGTGATACTATTGGTATTGCTGGCATATTTTTTCCTTATCTTTTAACCCAACGGGAATATGGTCCCGAGTCAATATGTGTGAAATAATCTCTATAATATACACCTATTCCACCAAAACCTTCTGCTAATGCCAATCTTGTAAATTCATCGGAAATTACATTAACATCAAATGCTTGTCCAGACAAGTGCATACTATTTTTAACAGCACCTTTTGTTTTTGCATTGTATGCTTGACTTCTATATGCACTATTAATATTGAAACGCTTTCCCCATTTTTTTCTAAGTCTCAACAACATAACTTTTTCAAGTGTTTCTGCTCCAATATAACCCACAGAACCCATCCCACTTGAATATGTCCACAAAGCATTTTTACCACCTTTAACTTCTTCCCATGTTGGTAATGAATCTATTTCTTCTTGTGTTATAGGTTTGATATTTGCCGCTCTACCTCTTATTGCATATCCATCTCTTATTGCCGCACCACCACTACTTATTGCCGCACCACTACTTATTGCCGCACCTCTACTTGAATAACTGTCAGCAATATTTTGCGATTTTTGTCTTCCATCATTTAATTCTTGTGGTTGAAAACGCAAAGCGCCAGCAGCAAGCGCCCTTGATGTTGCTGCATTTCCAGAAGAAGTAAGAATTTTATATGAAGATGTGAAGTTATTTTGAATATCATCTAACGGTTTTGTTATACCATCAAAAAGATTTTCTATTTGTCCCATGAATTCACAGAAACGTAACAACATATACATCACTTCTTCAATATCAATTTTTTCAAACAAATTCGCAGAAAAATTTATCAATGACTTTACTAAAGTTTTCATATTTGTTATAT